CTTCGGAAAAACACAAAACGAGAGATATTTAATCGAAACACCCTAAAGAACGACAGAAAATGACAAAAAGTAATTGGATTTTGACATACTACCAAAAAGTTAAGAATGGCTCTGTTGTTGTTGGTAAGTGGATAGAGCTAATCTTGGAATATATTGTTAATGGGCTGCAGGAAAAGTCGTTTTTCTATGACCAAAAGAAGGCAAATGAGGCAATTGATTGGATTGAAGCTCATGCATTCCACACAGAAGGTCCTTTGGCTCCACAGCCATTAAAATTGGAGCTCTGGGAGAAGGCTTTTGTGGCTTCCATCTACGGAATCGTTGATAAGAGCGGTTATAGGCAATTTAGAGAGATAGTGCTTATTGTTTCAAGAAAAAATGGTAAGAGTTTGCTTGCCAGTGCCATTGCAAAGTATGAATGGTGGTGCGGTGGGTATGGTTCTAAGGTTTATAATATAGCGCCAAAGTTGGCACAAGCAGACATCATATATAACAACATTTGGCAAATGACTTTTTTGGATCCTGAGTATCAGGACCTTAAGGAAGAGGTTAGCGAAAAGGATGATCATAACAAGAGTGTAAAGGACACGTCAGTGCTTCCAAGGCACAGGCAAACAGATTTGTTTATTCCGGCCTTAAATGCTATGGTCACAAAGATTGCATTCAGTGCAAAGAAAAGTGATGGCTTCAATCCTAGCTTATGCATCTGTGATGAGGTTGCTGCGTGGGATGGTGATGCTGGCCTTAAGCAGTATGAAGTTATGAAATCCGGAATGGGTGCAAGACCTGAACCAATACTTTTGAGTTGTTCGACAGCTGGTTATATAAATGATGGCATATATGACGAACTGTTGAAGAGGTCAACAAGATTTTTATTAGGTGACAGCAAGGAAAAGAAGCTGTTGCCTTTTTTATACATGATTGATGATCCAGAGAAATGGAATGATATCAATGAGCTAAGAAAAAGCAATCCTAACTTGGGGGTGTCAGTCACAGTTGATTACTTGCTGGAGGAAATAGCTGTTGCGGAAGGTTCGCTCAGTAAAAAGGCTGAGTTTATCACAAAGTATTGTAACTTGAAGCAGAATAGCTCACTGGCTTGGTTATCAACTCAGACAGTTGAGAAAATGTGCGGTGAACAGCTGAGTCTTGAGGACTTCCGGAGCAGCTATTGCGTTGCTGGAATTGACTTGTCTCAGACAACTGATTTAACTGCAGCAATAGTGATTATCGAGAAAAATGGTGAGCTTTATATTTTCGCTAAGTTCTGGCTTCCAACTGAGAAGATTGAAGAGGCCATAGCCAGAGATGGGGTTCCGTATAACATCTACATGGAGCGAGGTCTTTTGGAAACTTCCGGAGATAACTTCGTTGATTACCATGATTGTTATAACTGGCTGACAGAATTGGTGGAACAATATGAAATCTTGCCGCTTATGGTGGGATATGATAGATTTTCCGCTCAGTACCTTATTCAGGACCTAGAGCGGTATGGATTTAGAACTGATGATGTTTATCAGGGTGACAATCTTTGGGGAGTGCTCCAAGAGATGGAGGGGCTCTTTAAGGATGGAAAAGTGCATATAGGGGACAATGATCTCCTTAAAATTCATTTGCTCAACGCTGCAATCAAGATGAGTGTTGAGAGAGGTAGAGGGAAGCTGGTTAAAATCAATCGTACTATGCACATAGATGGTGTTGCTGCCATGGCTGATGCTTTTTGTATCCGTCAGAAATGGTATGGAGAGATTGGAGACAGATTATTGAATGAGGTTTAAATCATGGGCTTATTTGACATTTTCTTAAAAAACAGACCAAAAGTACAACAGGAAAAGATGCAGGCTTTCAAGATGCTCAATGGTTATGAGCCTAAGTTTACAACCTGGGGCGGAGAGATTTATGAATCTGAGCTGGTGAGAGCTGCTATCAATGCAAGGGCTGTTCATGTGAGTAAGCTGAAATTCAATATTTCCGGCTCTGCTAAGCCAGCGCTTCAGAACAAACTCCAAAAAGGACCTAATCAGTATCAGACTTGGAGCCAGTTTTTATATAGGGTTTCAACTATTCTTGATGTGCATAACACAGCCTTCTTGGTGCCAATCTATGACCAGTACGGAGAAGTTAGCGGAATCTTCTGTCCGTTGCCTCACAAGACTGAGGTTGTGCAGTATGGTTCTGGAAACAATGTGAAGCCATTTCTCCGTTATGAGTTTGGATGGGGTGAAAAGGCAGCCATTGAGTTGGAAAATTGTGGAATCCTTACAAAGTTCCAGTACAAAAGTGATTTCTTTGGAGAGACTAATCACGCATTATATCCGACAATGGACCTGATTCATATTCAGAACCAAGGCATTGAGGAGGGTGTTAAATCTGCAGCAACTTATAGATTTTATGCTCAGGTAAACAATTTCTCCAAGACTGAGGACCTGGCTAAAGAGAGACAGAGATTCTCAGAGGAAAACTTCAGCAAGGATGCTCAGGGTGGCGGCTTATTGTTGTTCCCTAATACATATTCCAATATCAACCAGGTCAAGTCAGATCCTTATGTTGTTAAGGCTGATGAGATGAAACTGATTAAGGATAATGTTTATCAGTACTTCATGATAAATGAGGATGTCTTGACCAACAAGGCCTATGGTGATGCCTGGTCAGCATTCTATGAAGGTGCTATTGAACCATTTGCTATTCAGTTTTCGGAAGTTATGACCAAAATGTTGTTTACCTTCCGCGAACAGGGAAACGGAAACAGCGTAATGCTCACGGCTAACAGGCTTCAGTACATGACCAACAGTGACAAGCTTAATGTTTCCAGCCAGCTCCTTGATAGAGGGGTAATGAGCATCAATGATATTCGAGAAATCTGGAATCTCACACCTGTTGAGGGTGGAGATGTAAGGATCATCCGTGGTGAGTATTATGATGCTAACACTAAATTGGATGAGGAATCACAAGAATGAAGTTTAGCGTGATAATTCCGGCACACAATGAACAGGATTATATATCCAAGGCCCTTAGTTCTATCCAGGAGCAATCATTCAAAGATTATGAGGTCATAGTTGTTTGTGATGCTTGCACTGATAACACCAAGAAAATAGCTGAGAGTTATGGAGCTAAAGTTATTGAGATTAATGCTCATAGTTCTGGAGCTGCAAGGAATGCCGGATTGGATGCCGCTCAGGGTGAATGGGTTCTCTTTTGTGATGCTGATGATTGGTATTTGCATGAGTACGCTTTTGAGATGCTGGCAGATAAGGTCGGAAGTGCTAATGAGGATGTTCTTATTTTCTCTCTGATCTGGAAGAATTATGGTTATGGCCCTACAAGAAGCCCAAAAGGAACAATCTTCACTCATGTGGCTAATAAATGTTGGAGGCGCTCAAAAATCGGAACAACGCGTTTTCCTCAAAACACAGGAGTGGTTGGAGAGGATGCTTGCTTCTGGGATAAGATGACGGATAAGGGCTTGAGAATAAGAGAGTGGGATATGCCGCTTTATTATTACAACTACCTTAGACCGGGAAGTAAGTCGGTGCAACAAGGCCGTAATGCAGAAAGAACAAAAAACTATTGGAGTAATCATTAAATGCCAAGATTTAGTATTATCATTCCAGCTTTCAATGCAGAAAAACGCATTCGGAAGGCTCTGGATTCTATAAAAGAGCAGACTTTTAGAGATTTTGAGCTCATTGTTGTATGTGACAGCTGCACTGATGAGACAGCGCAAGTTGCATGGACCTATGGAGCCAAGGTTATCAAGGAAAACTACCACAATGATGGATTATCAAGGAATCGTGGTATAGAAGAGGCTACTGGAGATTGGATTCTGTTCATGGATGATGATGATTGGTGGCTTCATGAATATGTTTTGTGGCAATTGAATGAGAAGTTAAAAGAGCACAATGAAAGCATGGATGTCTTGTGTTTTTCTTTTATCTTTAAAGGCTGGGGATATGCAAGGCCTGATGGAAACAGAGACGGTCACTTCTGCGCTGTTTGGAATAAGTGTTGGAAACGAACATCCATAGGCACTACACGTTTTCCTAATATTCCATGCAGTTCAGACTTACATTTCCACCAAGAGATGTTTAAAAAGAATCTGCAGATAATAGACTGGGATATGCCTATGTATTATTACAACTATTTTAGACCAGGTAGCATCAGTTGGGTTCAGAAAAATGGAGGTTTATTACAATGAAGGACAACATGGAAATCAGGGCTTTCAGTTTTGAAGTAAGAGCTCAGAGAGACGAGGAACATGGTACTTTCTTGGAAGGTACACCGATTGTGTATGATTCCTGGACGGACCTTGGATGGTACGATGAAATGATTGATAGAGGCGCACTTGCGGACACAGATCTCCGTGATGTGCGTTTTTTAGTTAATCACAATACAGATATGATTCCACTTGCTAGAAGCAGGAACAACAAC